GACGGTTTTGCGTTCGCGGGCAAAGGTTTCCTACAGCTCACGGGCAAGGCAAACGTCAAAGCATTTGCGGCTGACATGGACTTGCCGGAGGTGCTTGAATATCCATCGAAGCTGGCTGACGAATACGCTTTCGAGACTGCGCTGTGGTTCTTCCAGAAGAACGGCCTGTTCGCGATTGCCGATGATGGCGTGAACGACGAAGCCATCAAGCGGATCACAAAGCGCGTGAATGGCGGCTATCACGGCCTGGAGGATCGCATCAACCAGACGCGCAAGATCCACACCTGGCTGATTACTTAGCTTAGTCCGGTTAGCTAAGTGGCTAGGCAAGATCAAAAGGCCAGTGCATCGGTGGGTAGGGCCGGGGAGCATTTAGCTCTCGCCTACCTGTCGCTCGCTGGTTACTCTTGCACGCTCTGCCAGATTAAAGATCACGATGCGTATATACAGACGGATACACAAACGCTCACGTTGCAAGTTAAGACGGCCAGCAAGACGCATAAGACCACCAACAGTTACGCATTCCACACGCCCAGAAAAAACGTAGGGGTGTCAGACGTGTTTGCTTTTGTATCCATTGATTTAGGCGCTGTGATATTCCGCCGTGGAGATGACATAACATCCGTGACAACATATATATCAAAGAAAGAATTTCTGAACGAAGAGCAGTCAATGCAAAAAACATTCGACAGCTTCAAATAACCGCTTGTGACCGAGTGCGGCTTTGATTAGAAAGTCTGAGTGGGTGGCCTTTCATCGCAACTGTTTTTTGGTTTCGACGCTGCTAAATGTGCCAACATTCACGGCCACCCACACGACTTCAAAATATAATGCCGACCAGCGCCATCAAGCCAGCGCCGCTGATGAAGCCAAAGATGGCTCCGATCAGACCCGCTGCGTTTATCATGCGCTCAAGTTCCTTGTCGTCCATCTAAACTCTCCACCATTTGTATTCTCTCGCCAATCCAGCGCATAACCGGAACAGCCATTGAGTTGCCCATTGCCTTATATCGAGGCCCATCCGGGCAATCTTCAGTTGGCTTATTGCGCCACGGTATTTGCGTGAAGTTGTCAGGGAAGCCTTGCAGACGCTCACATTCAATGGGGGTGAGGCGGCGGGCTGCGCTGGTACTATGTAGAATGTGTCCGGCGTTTATATCTTGCTGGGTTACAGTGCCTCCCGCGCTACTTGCGCGAGTTAATGTCCCCACCACCGCTGGCGTCTTGCTCTTGTCCAGCGTTGGCGTGACTTTTGTTGACACGCTGTCGCCTTGGCTGGCGCTGTTTTGCGCACCGAAGGCTATGGGTATCATAACACCCTCGTGTCGCCCACCAGCCCCGCCGCGCTGAATTGTTGGCTGAAGGTCTGTGAGCGCGTTTAGCTCCTCGCTCCACCCAATTGGCAAAGTCTCCATAAACGGATCATACATGCTGCCAGTGCGTGTGGTCAGACATTGGGCCACAATGGCCTCCGCCTCTACTCGCTGGTTTCCTGTGCGACTGAATGGAGCGCCTTGTGTAACTGTGGGGGCAGCTTTTTGCCCCGCTTCTCGGCTCGGCGCAGGATGCCCTGACAGGCTTTCGCGCTCAAATAAAACCGCTGCGGCACGTCGCCAGTCTCCAAGGTATCCGACAACGAACACACGGCGGCGTCGCTGGGCCACTCCGAAGTATTGAGCGTCAAGCACTCTGTAGGCGAACCCATACCCGAGCTGGCCCAACGCCCCGAGGAAGGTTCCAAAATCCCGTCCTCGTTGGCTAGACAAGACGCCGGGGACGTTCTCCCAAACCAGCCACTTGGGCTGATATTGTGCAGCAATGGCAAGATAGGTGAGCATGAGATTTCCCCTTGGGTCATCAAGTCCCTTGCGAAGTCCTGCGACTGAAAAACTTTGGCAGGGGGTTCCTCCGACCAAAAGGTCAATTGATCTGTCAATGGGCCACTCCTTAAATTGTGTCATGTCGCCAAGGTTAGGGACATCTGGGTAATGATGCGCCAGCACGGCGCTTGGGAACTTTTCTATCTCGCTAAACCACTGCGGCTCCCATCCAAGTGGATGCCACGCGGCGGTGGCGGCTTCAACGCCAGAGCAAACTGAGCCGTATTTCATCACTCATCCTCCTCAAAACAGTTATTCAGCGGCTGAATGGGTTGCTTGCTAAACACCCAGCGCCACTGCCGCTTGGTATAGCCCGGCACTTCAACAAAGTCTCGCACGCGGTAAACCTTGTTCGCCTCCCACATTTTTTTGAGATAGCTTGACGTGCGTGGCACGCTGTCTCCCAGCAACTCAGCGGCCTCTGCTGCCGTCACGCGCTGGTCATACGGTATTAGCGAAAACAGGCGATTGCCTTGGTCAATGCTGTGCTGTTTGCTTGCCTCAGCTGCACGCTTCATTGACGGGGCCATTGTGGTCGGCCTGCGCGGGCCAGATGGTAGGGCTTCACGTTTGCGCTGGCGATACATGAGATTTTCAAATTCCCATAAGCAGTGGCCGTATGTAATCTCGTAACGCTCGTGTTTATTAGTAATGCCATTCAGCTTGGCCCTCAGTCGCTCTGCTGCATCTTTTTCATATCGCGCTTTAACACGTCGAGCAACGCTTGCTGCTCTTCCAGCCGCTGCTTCAAGTTTGGCCGCATCGCCGTCTTCTGCTCCGTCAGCATTATGCTGTTGTTGCGCTCCAGCCTTTTTATAATAATCTGAGTTTGGTCCGTATTCACGTTTTTTCCTTTCAAGTTTTATGTTTGCTGCCGAACAAATGCGATGTATTGTTGACGGCGATACCCGCAGCAATTCTGCGGTCTCAATCTGTGACATGCCTTGCTGTGCGCAATCAAGAACGTGACGGGTGAGCGCATCTGGATCGTATTTCATTAGTCTTCCTCGCAAAATAAGCCACAGTCGGGCATAGTTTTCAGTGGGCGACCCTTCGCCTTGGGGTCAAGTTCATCAAGAAAGATGCGCTCATTCTTTACGCGCACAAGCCTTGCTCCAAGCCTGCGTGATTGCTCTGCACGCTGGTCAAACACTTCTGGAAATTCGCGGCGTACCAAATTCCAATATGTCGGGCTGGTAGCCTTCACGCAGCCAATGCAGTTGGCGTTTGGAAACCCGCGCCCGTAAATCTCAGGCAACTTTATGCCAGCGGCTCGGATCATGTCGGCGCAATCATTCTTTGTCATGTTGGCATCAATCAGGATCGGCAATACATTGTCCCGCTCAGTCATAACGAACCTGTCATGCCTGTTGCGCTCATCAACAGTAAAGCCAAGGACATGCCAATCAACTGGATGGCTTTCCTCCCACTCTTGGCGAGCGCGCTTTTTAAGCTCAACAGTACATGGTGCGCCGTGTGGGAAAGCCATGCCCTTGCGGCGGTCAAATACGTCAACCACAGATGCCAATGGGTATTTTGAATTGACTGCGTATTGAATATCAATGCCAACCCATTTAGCCACATCTTCAGCGAAACGCTTGTTATCGTGATGCTCCTCAATGACAGGATTGTTGACAGCGTACACATTGTCAGCGCCATACTTGTCAACGGTTAGCTTGAGTGCCGCCGCGCTGGCCGCGCCGCAAGAAAACCAGACTGCAATTTTCATTCGTCTTCCTCCAAAGCTTCGATCTGGCCAATGCCACCACAGTTGTCGCAATCTTCCATGACGGATTCAAAGTCGCCATGCCAAGTTGAGCTTTGGCGGACCCAAACATCGCGCTCAACCTCGCCTTCGCCATCGCATTCAGGGCATTTAATTATATTAGTCATAGCATTACGCTCCCGATGAACAATGGCACTGCGAACAATGCCAAAAGGAATATAATTTCGGCGGCAATTTCTAGCTTATGTTTCATTGTGGTTCTCCCGGCTTGAACGCACAAAATCAACATACTTGTTTGCATCTACTTGGTGTATCCCTACAGGCTCAAAGCCTAACCACGTTGCCCAGTCAAGCATTCCCTCGTAATCTGCTAACATTGTCATGGTCATATATGTTTCACTCTGATCAAAGAAGTTGATTAACAACTTAGAGCCACGCGCCATAGCATGAAAGTTTTGCTTCAAACCGTCTGAAAACATTGAAAACACTTGAGGTGACTCGCGGTCATCATTGTACCAAAGCCCACCAACCATAAGGAAAGTGTCATCATTACGCCTGCAAAGATAGGAGTCAGCGGTATCGTGCATCTCGTGGAGAGCTTGCCGAATGTCTGTGTGTCCCAGCAGAATAAGCTCTCTTTTATTTTCTGAGCTTAGGTTCTCGGCCACCTCGTCAACGTGGCCAAGAGTAAACGGGGTGAGGTAGTAATCACCCCGCTTTAGTATCTTAACCTCGGTAGACCTGTTTGAAGCCAGCTTCGACTTCCCGTACAAAGTTTGGGTCTCGGTCTTTTGGACTGTAATATCTTGGATCATTCATCATCTCCCTGAGCTTTGCTTCACTCAGTATTGGGAAGCCGAAGCTCCCCGTGTTGCGTTTTATACAATTACACTAATCCGCAAATCATCCTATGTAAATACCTAATTTGCACTTGCACTAACTTTTTTTAGGATGTAACGTCCTATCAAATTAACCTTGGAGGGTGACATGAAGAAAGAAAGTCGAGTGGTCTTAACTGAAGCCCAGCATGAGGCGCTGACGTTAGCCGCCGAGCGTGCTGGCATGGCGCTGGCCACGTTTATTCGGTCAGCAGCTATTAACGCTGCTGCCAGCGCAGGGATTTACGCTGAACAGCCGCGAGCTGACTGATGGTCAACGGGCGCAACAAGGGCGCATCATTTGAGCGGGAAGTTGCCAACATGCTTCGCGACGAGCTGGGCATCGGCTTCAAGCGCAACCTAGAGCAATATAGGACGGCAGGCCATGCTGACTTGATCCCAGACGATCCGGCATTTCCGTTTACGTTGGAGCTGAAGCGATACAAGGACGGCCCAATCGGCGGTGCGCCTGCATGGTGGGATCAGGCTTCGGGTGCCGCCGATCTTGACGGAAAGATGCCGTGCCTGATTTACAAATACGACCGTAAGCCAATGCGATGTGTGATCCCGCTGGCTGCGTTGACTGACTGCGATCACGATTACACGGCAGAGGTCGATTTTGAGACCTTCTGCTATATTGCTAGGGAGGCAATGCAATGACTGAAGACCAAATTAAAACTTTAATTGACCACGCCGCCGAGAGCCTTGGCCATGAGTGGAACATGCACGGTAGTGGCTCAGGCGTAGCCGATGCGCTTGACACTATGGCCAGAGGTGATGGCAACATTCGTGGAATAGCTCAAGCACTGTTCCAAATTGGTGATGCGCTTGAGTCAATCTCAAAAACTTACGCTCGTGAGCTTGATGCAAAGCTAGAAGGCGAAATATAATGAGCATGATCCCAGCCGACAGACTATCCAACAGCGAATACCACGCCAAAAAGGATCACATATCGTCATCTGACGTTAAGATGGTTCACAGCAAGTCGCTGGCACATTGGAAGGCGAAGACATACAGCCCAAGCCCAGTGTTTGATATGGGAACCGCCGTACACGCAATGGTGCTAGAGGATGGCAAGGGTGTCATCCGTGGGCCAGAAACCCGCCGGGGTAAGGCTTGGACGGAAGCACATGAAGAGGCACAGGCAAACGATCAGACCTTGCTGACCGCCGGCGACTATGACCTTGCGCGGAATATTGCCGATAGCGTGCTGTTTCATCCAGCGGGTCAACGCATGGCTGGGCCGACAACGGTCAACGAGGCCAGCTTCTTTGCCACTGACCCTGAGACTGGGCTGAAAATAAAGTGCCGCCCAGACAGCTATTGGGATGCCAAAGGTGTCCTATACGATCTCAAGACGTGTCAGGATGCTTCACCCAGAGGCGTGGCTAAAGATATGGTGTCCTACAACTACGCAATACAGCAAGCCTTCTATATGCACTGCTTAGAGCAGGCAGGATATGAGGCGTCACAATTTGTATTTGTTCACGTCGAAAAATCAGGCGCACACGCGCTCTCGACAAATATAATACATGAGGAATATCTTGACTGGGCGAAAGGCGAAATGCACATGACCCTGCGCAAGATTGCTAAAGCCAACGAGGCCCAGAAGTGGGACACTGGTTGGTCAGATCAAACTAATGTGATTGATCTGCCACGATGGCTGCGCTTAGATGCAGTCGAAC